CTTTCCCCCCGGAGTAACTCCCATGAAGAAGTACATCGTGTTTGCTGCCGCCCTCCTCCTTGGCTGTCTGGCCATCCCGGTTGTCGAGCCGGTCAAGGCTGGTTCAGGCTGCCACGGCAAGAAGACCCCTGCCGCCCCTGTGGCGGTCGAGGTCGATCAGGAAGTTGTGGTTTCCCCCGGCGTCAAGGTGAAAGACACCGTGACCGTCGAGGAAGGTCCGGCTGGCGTGACGGTAGTCGAGAAGGTTGAGGTGAGCGAAGGCCCGGTCAGTGGCCCGGTCGGCGTCCATGCTGCCCGGAAGGCTGCCCGGAAGGCCAAGAAGGCCACCATCGCAGAGGCCAAGGCGGAACGGGCTGCGGCTCGGGCTGCCAAGAAGGAAGCCAATGCGGAGTTTGAAGTGCAGGCAGAGGCCACCGTTCGGGAAGCCTACAGCAAGTAGTTCGCATCACTCCGGGGGGCCATGCTTCCGGCGCATGGTCCCCCGGGGAGCCGGTCCATCCACAACCAAGAACTCACAGGCCAAACCCAAGCAACTTGACGAGGGATTAGATGAACTCCATTCAGCGCATTCGTCAGCTATCAGGCAATGGCTTTGACATTGGTGGCTCAGAGCCCAGACCAGCCGCACCCAGTCCTTCTGGCTCCATGCACAACAGCATCCAGCAGGACTTCCAGCAGTTCACCGCCCCGCAGGCCCAGCCCATGCAGCCCATGCTGCCGTCCGACGATGCCCTAAATACTCCGATTGCCTACAACCCGATCTCCGGGGCGGGCTATGCGGCTGCGCCAAAGCGGAGAAGGTGATGCCACACCAAAATCAATGAGCGACATTATCCGCAAACTACTCGACAGTCGCCTGCCATCGGACGCTGTGGCTGGGCTGGGGAACTTCCTGACCGGACAGAGCGTTGGCGACCTGATGGCCCGCCAAGATGGGCAGGTCCCCGAAGAAGAGAATCCCATGGTGAAGCTGCAAAAGCTCGCCGCCGGGATGCGGCCCGACCCCAACATCTCGTCTCTCCAGCTTGATAGGTGAAGCATGGAAGAGGTTGACATTCCAGACGTTCATCCTGATGGCCGGATGATGTCCAGCCGTGCCTGTGAAATGTGCGGCATCGTCAAGCCGCTCGACCGCAGGAAGTGGCCTCTGGTCCCCGGGACGCAGCACACGCTTCAGCCCATCTGCAAAGCCTGCCACAAGCTGGTCAAGCACAAGCAGAAGATGGACTCCACCTCCCGGCGGGCAGCGGAAGCGTTCATGTCCGCTCCTCTTGTGCGCAAGGGCGGCAGCAACATCCCGCACTCCACGGAGTTGCTGGAGAGCGTCTACAGCCTCTTTGGTGGCGTGAACGGGCTGGCCAATGAACTGGTCCACACCTACCACTCTGCCCCATCGGGCGGCAGGATTCGGACCAGCATTCTGGAGACGGTGGTTCGTCTGACCAATAACGTGGCCGAGAGCGGCGCAGTGCAGAAGCCTGTGTCGCTAATGACCGATGACGAGTTAGAGGCCCGCCTCGCTCAGAAGATTGCCTTGGCTGCGGAATCCCAGAAGAACCTCGACTACCTGCACCAGTCCAGTGAAGTGGAGATTCCTGCCAGTCTGGTGAACATCTCCCCGGGCGAGTTTGAGCAAGCCGCTGCCATGGCTCGCCTAGCGGAGCCGCCGCGTGAGTAATCCGCTCGACCAAGTAAGCCAGCACGCTCGTCAGGAGATGTTGGACCTCCAGAGGGAGTTGGCTTCCCGCCAGCTTGAGTCTGTCCGGCTCTACAAACCCAACGCAAACCAGCAACCGTTCCACGCCGACATGGCTTCCGAGCGGGTGGTGCTGGGCGGTAACCGGAGCGGCAAGACTACGGCTGCCATGATGGAGTTCGCTTGGGCAGTCACCGGGACACATCCGGTGGAGGGCAAGTACCCAAAGGAGAACGGGACTGCCGTTGTGGTGGGGGCTGACTGGCGGCACATCGGCATGGTCTGCGTGAGGGGCTTATTCAAGGCAGGGGCATTTAAGATCATTCAGGACGCCCATACGAAAGTCTGGCGCGCGTATGACCCGGTTGCAGATAAGGAGCGAGAGTCGGACGCCAAGCCCGCCCCGCCCCTGATCCCGCCCCGAATGATTAAGAACGTCAGTTGGGTGCTGAAGTCCGCAGGCTATATGCAGTCCTGTGAGCTTACGAACGGCTGGCAAATCTACTTCTTCTCGTCAGAGGGCGACCCTCCGCAGGGCTACAGGGCAAACCTTGCGTGGATTGACGAGGACTTGGCATCCGAGAGTACATGGCTCGCGGAGCTACAGGCCCGCTTGGCTGATTACAAGGGAAGGCTGATATGGTCGGCCACCCCGCACTCTAAGAATGACGCTCTCTTTGGATTGTGCGAGCGGGCAGACAAGGCTGCGGAAGAGGGGCGAGACAACCCCAAGAAGTTCGTCCTGCGATTCCTCGACAACGAACACATCTCCAAGGAAGCCCGTGCCCTTGCGGTGGAGCAGTGGGCGGCGCAGGGTGAGGAAGTCCTGAGGATGAGAGCGGAGGGAGAGTTCACTTTTGACAGTGTTCTCCTCTACGGCTCCTTCAACATGGGCATACACGGCTTCCCCCGCAAGGAACTGCCTGACGGCCAGATTCCCCAAGATTGGTGCCGTTATGCGGCGGTTGACCCCGGACACGCCATATGTGCTGTCCTGTTTGCAGCGGTCCCGCCTTCCGGGGATTTCGTCCTCCTCTATGACGAACTGTACATCCCCAACTGTTCTGCCGTGGTGTTTGCGGAGAAGTTCGCTTCTAAGGTGGCTGGCCAGCCGCAATTCTACTCCTTCCTGATCGACTCTCACGGTGCGAGGCTCACGGACATCGGCGGCGGAAAGTCCCCGGGGCAGCAGTATTCGGAGCAGCTTGAGGCTCTAGGCATCCGATCCAAGGCCACCGGCTCGTCATTCATGCACGGGTCGGATGACGTTATGTCTGGGATTGAGAGTGTGCGTAATGCCATGCACATACGGTCCAGCGGCACCCCCAAGCTGCGAGTGTTGGAAGGTGCCCTCCCAAACTTCATCCGAGAGATCAAGCGTTACAAGCGGCAGTCAACCGTTGTTGGTGGCCAATCAATCATTCTGGACAAGCCGCATCCACGGTCGGTGAGCCATCTCATGGACTGCCTTCGTTACTTAATGGCTGCGGAAATACGCTACCACAAGCCCGAGGCAAAGGCGGAGCAGGCATGGTGGGAGCCGTGGCTGGCTAAAAGGCGTCGAGAGAGAGGTGAGGACGCCAGCGTCGTGTATCTCTCGCCATCTTCGTATACCTCGCAGACTTACGTTGCTTGATGTAACTATTGCCCGCCATCCGGGGGTCGATACGCTACGGCCAGTTCCTTTCCCCATGGTGGAGGCAAACCATGTCTGCGATGCCCAGTGTTGAGGTTGGTGATCTTGTCTATTGGTATGACGATCCCGTGAACCCTTCCCAGCCGACGCTGGGTTGGATCATTGAGCGTCCCGGTCGAGAGACTGTCTCGGTATTAACCTTCTCTCAGGTTGCCGGGTTCATTGAGAAAAAATCGGTTCGCCACAAGGACGATCCTTTCTGGCGTGAGTCCGAGGTTGCGGGCGCATGGTCGCAGTGGGGTTGCTTTGCTCTCCATCCGACCACAGAGATTCTCCGCGAACTCAAGCCTTTCTTGACAAAACTCAAGCTCGACGCGGCCCGATCCGCTGACGAGCCTGCCCGCCGTGGTCCCGGTCGCCCCCGGAAGGAAGACGCAGTGGAAGTGGAGGTGGCCGAATGAGGACTCTCCTTACCGCAGCGATCATCTGCCTCGTTTGCTCGACGGCAGAGGCCCGCCCCCGGCGTCAGTACCAGCAAGGCCAGCCTGTCCAGAACATGGCCCGCGCCATGGTGAACACGGCTCAAGGCGTGGCGGAATCCTGTGCCCGCATGGGCAGGCTTCAGCACCTTGGGGGCAACTCTGGACCGGAAGGTCTGGGCATGGGCCCCACCCCGGACGCTGCCTACCGGAACTGTTGTTTTGCCAACAGCGGGATGCCGGACGCGGATGTTGGTTACGCACAGGGTCCGAGTGGTCAGTGGTACTGTTGCCGCAGATACGGGAGTAAGTAATGGACGAGAACCTCGACCCAGAAATCCCCATGTCCGGTGGCGACCCCAGCCAGTTGGCTGATCCGCCCGATGACATCATTCCACAGAAGAAGATGGAAGATGCCCTCAGAAGCATCTCCACCGGCTGGCTCAAGAAGCTCGACCTTGCCCGCAAGGCGAAGAAGGCTTTCTCGGAGGACGCCCGGGAGGCCATGAACTTCTTCGACGGTGGGGAGAACTTCTTCTGGAAAGAGGGTGCTTCGCCTTACTCCAAGATTGCTCCCCCCAGCTTTCGTATGACTGTGAATCGTGCCTTTGAGGCCGTGAAGCTGATTGGCTCAGTGATTTACGCCCGCAATCCCGTGCGGACTGTAACTACCAAGAGGTTCCCTGCCGTCCCGCCGGAAGCTGTTGGCATTGATACCAACCAGCAACCGCAGGTCGATCCGATGACTGGCCAGCCAATGCTGCCCCCCAACGTGGAGCAGTACCTTCAGGCCAGCCAAGAGATCGGCATTGCCGAGAAGCAGCGGGAAGCGTTTGCCGAGATTATCAGTGCGTACTTGAACTACACGCCTTCTCAGTTGAACTTGAAGGAACACACCCGCAAGGTGGTTGACGAGGGCATTCTCAAGGGGATGGGAGTCTGGTGGACTGAATTGATTGAGATGGGTGGCGAGGACGGCCCTCCCGTTGGGCTGATCGGCAGCTTTCATGATTCAGTGGACAACCTGCTTCTGGACCCAGACGCGGACGAGCAGGAGGACATTTTGTGGTGTGCCCGGCGTTGCGTTCACCCGATTGCCGAGGTGGCCGAGAAGTACGGGCTCGACAGGAGCGAACTGAAGGGGCACATGGAGAGCTTCGTCGCCCGGTCCATGGAAGAGGACCGTGGCTACAAGATGAAGAAAAAGAACGGCAAGACGAACGACCTGATCGTCTACTGGAAAATCTGGAGCAAGACGGGGTTCGGCCACACCTTAAAGGGAGCCCCCAAAGAGTTTGCCCAGATGTTCGATGCGCTTGGCCCCAACTGTTACTTGGTGGTAGCAGAAGGCGTCGATTACCCCTTGAATGTCCCCAAGGAAATCGCCCTTGAAGAGCCGGACGAGACGGGCCTGCCCAACAGTCTGTTCACCCGCACCCGGTGGCCGATCCCATTTTACGCGGACCACAACGGCTGGCCTTTCACCCCGTTCCAGTGCCATCGCAAGCCGGGGTCTGTGTGGCCGATCAGTCACATGAAGCCGGGTATGCCGGAATTGAAGTTCCTGAACTGGGCACTTTCCTTCCTTGCCACCCGCGTGATGATCTCCTCCAAGACCTTGGTGGGCGTCAGCAAGGCTGCGGGCGATGACATCAAGGATCAGTTGCTCAAGCATGAGCAGTCTGGGTTCTCGTTGGTTGAACTGTCCGAGACGCTTGGCCGGTCGGTCACTGACATCGTTTCCATCCTGCAACTCCCGCAGGTTTCCCCGGAATTATGGACCATAGTCCAAGCCGTTTCGGAGATGTTCGACAAGCGGGTTGGCCTTACTGAACTAACGTATGGGCTCACGCGGGCCCAGTATAGGAGTGCCGCAGAGGCGCAGGTGAAGTCCGAGCAGATCAGCGTTAGGCCGGACGATATGGCGAACGTACTTGAGGACGCCATGTCCATGCTCGCTCGCCGGGAAGCGTTGGCTGCCCGCTGGTTGCTTCAGGATCAGGACGTTGCCCCGGTGCTGGGCCCAATCGGCGCAACAGTCTGGAAGAGCTTGCAGGAGACGGTAACTCTTGGCCAGCTTGCGATGAACTACGAATACAGGATTGAGGCCGGTTCCGCCCGAAAGCCCAACAAGGCTGGCAGGATTGAAGCGTTGCAGATTGCCCTTCAGACGGTTGGCCCGGTTGTTCAGGGTTTGATTCCGCAGGGGGTGGTGGGCCCGTGGAACGCTCTGATGAAAGATTACTGTGATGCCATCGACGTTGACCCCACTGGTTACATGATCCCCGAGCCCCCGCCGCCGCAGCCTCCCCAGCCACCAGCCGGACCAGCCGATCCCGCCTCCCCGGCCCCGGAAGGTGGCGGGGAGGTTTCTGAACCCCAGCAAGTCCCACAGGAGCTACAGCCATGAGCGACCTTCCCATCGAAATCAAAAACGCTCCGAAGCACGTTCAGGACCACTACAAGAAGGTCTTGGCTATGGGTTACGGGGAGCGATGGGCCCTGATGACGGCCCTTCAGCAACCGCCGGGAACCCAAGGCACAGACAGGGCCTTTATGCAGGGCAGGCTCGACGGCAACTGGATGGACGGCATTCCGGCGAGGATGGCCAAGAAGATGGCCAGAGAGGCCAAGGCAGCGGGCATCAACATCAACGGCAAGTATTACTTGGGCGGGCT